GACAACTGATGTGTATAAGTTTTAACACTTATATTTGTTTAAGTGCCAAAAATTTAGTATATTAGGGGGTGAATAAAGGGTAAAAAATCAACGAGCCTACAACCTTTCGGGGTTGTGGGCTTTTTTACATTATGCCTTACAAATCAAGAGCCCAAGCAGCCTTTTTTAACATTAACAAGAAAAAGCTCGAAAAGCAAGGAGTTAATGTAGAGAAGTGGAATAAAGCCTCTAAAGGCAAGAAACTACCAAAGAGAGCCAAGAAAAAGAAATAATGTCATCCACACCAGCACATATCGATTGGGATGTAGTATCCGACTACCTTATGGCAGGTTGCTCTGGGGTAGAGGTAGCAGCTCAGTTAGGTATCCACGAAAACACTCTGTATCAACGATGTAAGTCGGACCTAGGTATAGAATTTGTGGCATATAAGCAAGAAAAGCAGGCATCAGGAGAAAGCCTCCTAAGAAAGGTCCAATTCGATGCAGCTATTAAAGATAAAGACAGAGCGATGCTTATCTGGTTAGGTAAGCAAAGACTCGGTCAGAAAGAAAAAGGCGAGCAAGATATTAAGGTTGATGGAGGCATTAACATAGTATTCAAGCCAGCCAATGAGACAAGTTGAGATAAGATACACCAGTGTCTTTGAAAGGAATTTGCAAGCCTATCAGGCTAAACAGTATAGGGTCATAGCCAATCAAGGCTCAACCCGATCTGGCAAGACCTACTCAATTAGTCAACTACTAGCTCTTTACATACCGCATAAGGAAAAGGTTACTATCTCGGTGGTAAGCCCATCTCTACCCCATCTGAAACGAGGGGCAAGGAGAGACATCCTAAAGATTTTAGAGGATGCTGGGCTATACTCTGATGACAACTTTAACAAGACCGACAACGTCTATCATTATCCAAATGGCTCATATATTGAGTTCTTTGGGGCTGAGGATTCTGGTAAGGTTAGAGGACCGGGAAGGGATATACTGTATATCAATGAGGCAAATTTATTGCCCCATACGATTTATCAGCAGTTAGCCCTAAGAACCAAGCAAACCATCTTTCTGGACTTTAACCCGGTAGATGAGATGAGCTGGGTCTATGATGTCTCGGATAGAGAAAGCAATATCCTAATCCACTCAACCTACAAAGACAATCCATTCTTGCCAAGTGAGCAGATAGCAGAGATTGAGAGTCTGAAAGATGCAGATGAGAATCTCTGGAAAGTCTTTGGGTTGGGAGAGAGGGGTAAGTCATCAGAGATAATCTACACACATTGGAGGCAAGGTCAGTTACCAAAGGATTGCGAGACCGTTTATGGTCTGGACTTTGGGTACTCAGTGCCAACAGCCTTAGTCAAGGTCGGCTTTCACGAAAGCCAGACATTTGTCAAGGAGTTGCTTTACGAGACCAAGCTAACAACCACCGATTTGATAGAAAGGTTGAAGCTCTTAAACATCAGAAGGTCAGATGAGATTTACTGTGATGCTGCTGAGCCTAAGACTATCGAGGAACTGGTTAGGGCTGGATACAATGCCAAGCCTGCCGAAAAAGATGTCTATGCTGGCATCCAGAAGGTCAAAAGCCAACCATTGATAGTAACACCTGAGTCTATAAACCTAATTAAAGAGATTAGGTCCTACAAGTGGAAGGTTGACAAAGATGGCAAAGTACATGCAGATGAGCAGCCAGTCAAGATGTGGGATCACTTATGCGATGCGATGCGGTATGCAATTTACACGAAACTAAACAAGCCCCGATTTGAGGTGATGGCTTGGTAAAATAAAGAAAGTGGGTAGAATCAAAGAAGCGTGGGATGCACTAACAAAGAAAGCGGTGCCGATGATGCCGATAGGCCAGCCTTTTGCTTCCTATCAGGTAACTGGGGGCACTTTTGTTGGCATCAGCGATAACAGAACTAACTACATAAGAGACGGCTATCAAGTTAATGATATCCTCTATGCCACTATTACTCTAATAACCGATAAGTGTAAGCTGCCAGAATGGTCAACTTACAAGGTGGTCGATGAGGCTGCCTTTAAGTCTTATCAGGGATTGATAAGAAAGAAAGACATCTCTACTGAGGACTTTCAAAAGGCTATGGGCTATAAGAAAAAAGCCTTAGAGCCTATTTACGTTGACAGACTAACCGAGCTTTTACGATATCCTAATGATTACGAGACCTTTCAAGACTTAGTAGCCAACTCAACCGGGTGGAAACTTATCACTGGTGGTCGCTGTGTTTGGGCTCAGATGCTAGACATGGGAGCCAATCAGGGTAAACCATATCAACTGCACAATCTCCCTTATCAAGAGGTATCTATCATAGCCTCAACCAATCTGTTCCCCATTGTTGAAGATGGGTATATGATTCCAGTCCTTTCAAATGCCTTATTCCCTAAACAGCAAGTTCTACATGACAAATACCAGAACTATGACTGGGATGTCAATGGAGCACATCTGTACGGAATGAGCCCACTCAAAGCTGCCCTTAGAAGGCTAAGCAGAAGTAATTCGGCTATCAAAGCCAGTGCGGCTATGTTAGAAAACCAAGGGGTTAAGGGTGTGCTATATGTTGATGACCCAAGAGTTATCGGTGGAGGGGTAGATGTAGCAGATACAAGAAAGCAAGTAGAGGCTATTAAGAGTAAACTCGTAGGAAAGGGAGAATGGGTCGGATCAGAGAACTGGGGCCGCATTGGTGTCTCTGGGTACAAGATGGGCTGGCAGTCTGTTGGACTGAATCCAGTCGAGCTATCCATTATAGACTCTGAGAAATGGGATTTGAAGCGGTTTGCATCCGTTTATGGAGTACCTAGCCAACTGGTAGGCGATTCTGAGTCTAGCACATATAACAACGTAAGAGAGGCTGAAAAGGCCCTTACAACTCGTTGTGCGATGCCTCAGTTAGTTTCATTCCGTAACCACTTTAATAGAAAGCTACAAACCGACTGGGGTTATAAAGGTCAGAATGTCTATATCGACTTTGACCATACGGTATTTACCGAACTCCAAGAGGATGTAGTAGAGAAGTCCAACTGGATCAAAACTCTGAAGGCACTTAGCCCTAATGAGCAAAGAATGCACTTAGGACTAGAAAGAATAGACAATCCTCTCTTTGATGAGCCTTGGATTACTCCGCAAGATGGTATGCCACTTAGTGAATACGAGACTCCAAACATGGACCTCAGCGATGTTAACGAGGTCGAGAATGAGGTAGAGGATGAAAATGAGGAGATGAATGACGATTGATGAGATTGTCCGCACAACCTACCCGGTAACAAAGAGGGAGAGGTGCTGTGCGTTATTGAAAGCTAAAATGGATGCCAAGCGATTGGCTCTAAAAAATAGATTGATGGATGACCGACAAAGAGAGAAAAGAGTATGCGGAGAACTTCACGAGGACCAATCGGAAGTTTGCCAAAACGCACTTTCCTAAGGTCAAAAGACAACTAGATAAGGTTGTCAGTTCTTTGATAGGTACAATTAAGAAAGTAGGAGCCAGACAAGCTCAGACAAGACTAAGGACACAGCTTTGGAATGATGAGCTCTATAAACCAATAGAGGCCATCTACAAGCAAGTAGGTCTCTACCATGCCAATCAGATGTATAAGCTAATCCGAAGGGAGGCAAATCAGAAAGGGATAGGGAGAGATGAGCAGTGGACTAGGTTTATCATGGATGAGCTAGAAAGGACCTTGCTTCAGTTTGCGGTAGTCAAGACCTCAGAGACACTTAGAAACCATTTACTACTCGTTTTACAGAATGCTATCATAAAAGAGCAAACCGTAGATGAGATAGTCAAGATTCTACAAGACTCTGGGTTTACAGCCATGCAAGCCGAAAGGATTGTTAGGACTGAGGTAGGTCGGGCAGCCAACACTGGAATAAAGGCAGCAGCCGAGTCTTTTGACTACGCAATGGTCAAAGAATGGATTGCCTTTAGAGATTCAAGGACCAGAGGTTTTAAGCCAGAGCAACCCAAAGACCACTTTCACATGGATGGGCAGGTGGTTGACTTTTACGACAACTTTGTCGATCCTAGAAGCGGAGAGAATATAGAATATCCTCTAGCTCCGGGTGGCTCAGCAGCGATGGTCATAAATTGCAGATGTAGTTGGATTGTTGTACCTAAAAGAGATAGCAGAGGAAGATTAATAAACAGGGGAGGAGCTTGATCGGCTACGGCCAATACTGCGGAATAATGAAACAATAACCAGGGTCAACCCTCCCAAAATATTGAATATGAAAAGATACTTTGAACAAAAGACAGTAAGCAACTCGGTGCAAGATGTTAGCACTACCACTAGAAAGGTAAAGGTAGCTATCAGCCAGATGGGCAGCAAAGACTTTGATAACGATGTTATCGACCACAATGCCTACACTAAGACACTAACAGAAAGAGGTCCTAAAGGTGCTAACCTTATTTGGCACTTAACAGACCACAATCCTAGTCTAAAGTCAGCCATTGGCAAGTTCTCTGAGCTGTATGTAGAAAAGGACTATCTGGTAGGAATTACCGATGTGCCTAACACTACATGGGGCAACGATGTCCTAGAGTTCTACAAGTCTGGTCATATTAACCAGCACTCTGTTGGCTTTCGCACTATTAAGCAAGAGAACCAGAAAAGTGTTGAGGGCGAGTACAATCTCATCAAAGAGATACTACTTTTTGAAGGTTCTGCAGTTTTGTGGGGTGCAAACATTAACACACCTACTATTGAGGTAGGTAAGTCAATGGAGGAGGTTATGACCCAGCATGAGAAACTGTCTAAAGAGCTGAGTATGCTCTTAAAGTCATTGAAAGATGGCCGCTTCTCTGATGATGCTTTCGAGTTTATCGAAATCAGAGTCGCACAAATTAATGAGGCAATAAAATCACTTATTTCAATAGATACCACTCCTAAAGAGGAGCAACCCGCTGAAGCAGTTGCAGAGACTAAGGAGCCGGAGGTAGATTTGAGTGGATTGAAGCATAACTTAAACAATTTATTAACTAAATTAAATTCCTAACAATGGAAGAATTGAAAAACATCGAGACTGCGGTAAAATCAGCTACCGAGTCTGTTGAAAGGATGAAAGCTGCCAATGAGGCTGCAATCGCTGATGTAAAGAACGATGTAGCCGAGGTAAAGGCTGCTGTCGTAACAATGGATGAGGCTGCTAAGAAAAACCAAGCTGCCCTCGACCAACTGATCGCTGAGAAAGCCGCCAAGAAAGTCGATAACAAGACTAAGTCTTTTGGTGATGCTTTTGCTGAGCAAATGGCTGAGGCTTTTGAGGCTAAGCAAGCTGAAATCAAAGAGTTTCAAAAGAACAAGAATGCCAAGCTGACTATCGACCTTAAAGCTGTCGGTACAATGACTTTGGGTAACAACCTGTCTGGTGATGGTGTTGCTACTTACAATCAGCGTCAAGGTTTGGTGCCTGCTCAGAAGATTAACATGCGTGATCTTATCCCTACTGCTGTATCTCCAACCGGACTTTATGTTACCTATCGTGAGACTGGTACTGAGGGTTCTATCGGAATCCAGACTGAGGGTAACGCAAAGAGCCAGATTGACTACGACCTGACTGAGGTGAAAGTAGTATCTGACTACATTGCTGGTTTCGCTCGTTTTTCAAAGCAAATGATGTTCCAATTGCCTTTCTTGCAGAATACCCTCCAGAGAATGCTGCTGCGTGATTTCTACAAGAAAGAGAACAGCACATTCTTTACTGCTGTATCAACTGCTGCAACTGGTTCTACTACTACCTCTGCCTCTGTTGATGCTGAGCAACTGGTTGACTGGATTGCCAACCAACTGGATGCTAACTTCGAGGCTTCATTTGCTCTCGTAAGCTATGCTCAGTGGGCTGACTTGCTTAAGACTAAGCCAACTGACTACTCAGTTCCTGGTGGTTTCGTAATCGATGCCAATGGTAATGTCCGTATCGCTGGAGTGCCTGTAATCGGTGCTTCATGGGTTACTAACGACAAAGCCCTTATCATCGATGCTAACTACCTCGAGCGTGTTGAGACCGAGGGATTGCGTGTAGAGTTTTCTTATGAGGATAGCGACAACTTCCAGAGAAACCTGGTAACTGCTCGTGTTGAGTGTTTTGAAGACATCAACATCATGAGAACAGATGCAATCATCTACGGATCATTCTAAATAGGTGCTGTGGTTTGATGTGGTGGGGCCGGTTTCGGCTGGCCCCTTTTTTTAATAAATATCTATGCTTTACAATCTACTTATCGACTGGGAGGACCAGACCAATGAATCGGGAATAGTCGAGCCTCTGACAGTAAATGAGGTTAAGAACTACCTGAGATTGGAAGGGTTTATAGACAGCTCAGATAGCATCCCTTCTGACTATGACGATGACGATGCTCTGATTGCTGATCTGATTACCTCTGCCAGAGAAAGGATTGAGGAGTTTACTGGCCTGAGCTTAATCCCTAAAACATGGGAGATTGAGTTCACTAACTTGGCTGGGGGCTTTGAGATTCCCTTTGGTCCGGTAAATACTATCCTAAATGTCAAAGATGATGAGGGAGATAGTATAAGCACAGATGACTTTGATGTGTCCTTAAATGGTCGCATCCTAAAATGGCCCAAGTATGAAAATATGACCATGCTTTACGAGGCTGGTTATACTGATCTACCTAAAGGACTAAAGGATGCCATGTATAAAGAGGTCGCTTATAGGTATATCAATAGAGGCGATGAGAATGTCGATGGCATGAGCCGCGAGGCCATGAATCTGGCAAGTAGATATAAAACAGTCAACTGGTTAGGATGATAGGCAACCTCAAACCGATAAAGCTCCTAAAATACACCAACACTATCGATGCCGATGGGGATGCTACCGATACGGTTGCAGTAACCTATAAGATGTGGGCTGAGATTAGTGATGAGGGAGGTGGTAGAACTCAGGCTGATGGTCGGACAGATATGTCAGACACTAAGACCTTTAAGCTACCATTCAGAGGCTACAATATCACACCTGACTACAAGATAGAATATTTCGGACAGACCTATTCTATTAGTGCTGTGAGAAGGATTGATGAGAAACGATTTTATTGGGAAGTAACCGCATTTACCATCTTTGGTTAAAGTTAATGTCATAGGATTAGATAGCTTAAAAAGCCGCATAGACTCGGCCAGTAAGGAATTAAAGACCGATGTAGATGCAGAGCTTCAAGCCGCTGCCTTTGACTTTGTGGCTTTAGCTAAGAGAGATGTAGCCAGTCAAGGAGGAGATAGAGGCACCTTACTAAGGTCGATAACACAAAGCAAGGAAGGGGATATGTCCTATGTGGTTTCAGCTAATGTCTTTTATGCTCCATTTATTGAATTTGGCACAAAGAGTAAGTTTAACCCTTACCCGGGGACCGAGGAGTATGCCTCCCAATTTAAGGGGGCAAAGGGATCGGGTACTTTGAAGCTGATAGATGCTATCAAAGGATGGGTAAAGAGAAAGGGGATTGCAAAGGGTAAAGAGGCAGACAGAGCAGCCTTTTTGATTGCTCGGTCTATCTACAAGAAAGGAATAAGCCCAAAGCCATTCTTTTTTAAGCAAGTACCGATTGTGAGAGAGAAATTGTTAACTAATGTTACAAGAGTACTAAATGGCATTTAAGACCGCACTATACGACCTAAAGACAGAATGGTACAAAACCCTCGATGGGGTTATTAGTGTACCAGTCTATAAGGATGCTGTGCCTTTGAGTCAGAATGGCAACTATGTGCTAATAAGGTCAGAGGGTAGTGCCCAGACAGACCTAAACAACTCTGCATTTTTTCAGTCTGCAATTATTGTGGTAGATATATTAACTAAATTTGCTACCATAGGAAATAGTAAGACTGCTTACGATATAGCCCAAGAGATTTACGATGAGATAATACTCGGACCTAACTCTTTTGGCATAACCATACCAGACCACCAGATTACACAGATAACGATTCAATCAGAGACCGAACTTTACGAAGATGATGGCTCTGAGAAACTATTTAGGCTTTTACTTAGATACGAGCATATTATTAATCAAAATTAAATAAAAACAAAATGGCAGATGCTACAACAATCTCTGGCAGTGTGATGTTCATTGAATATTCAGACACTCCGAGTGGTGCAAGAAAGTCGGCTGTTTGCCAGAGTGAGGGATCATTCGATGGCAGCCGCAATGTAGTTAGTGATGAGACTAACTGTGGAACTTTGAAAGTATTAGGACCTCAGAACAACCGTTTCACTTTGAATGCGGTAGTTGACACTGTACCTGATGCTAACGAGGCTTCTTTCAATGATTTTCAAACTCTGTATGCCAACAACACAAAGAAGTACTGGCATCTGACAGATTCAGCCGAAACCATCTATCATGGTGGTTATGGTTGGATTTCAGCTCTCGGTCAGCAGAATGTTAGCGGTCAGACTGCTAAGTTCACAATGACTATTGAGATTGAGGGAGACATTGATACAACACCAGCAAGCTAATACACATGAAACAAATCACACACACCATCGGAGGCAAAGAGGTTACATTGGATGTCGGCAAGATGTGGTTCTCAAAGTTCTACGGAGAGGCTACATCTTCTGACCCTCTGTTGATGTCTGAACTTCTAAGCAAGCCCGACAAGCAATTTGATTTTATTTGTGGCCTTGTTTATGGTGGCTTGAACTGCTATAATAAGGTCAATGGGGTAAAGGAGTTTATCTCTATCGAGCAGGTCCAAGACTGGGTCGGTGCGATGGATGAGTCCGATGCCGCTAGTTTAATCAATAAGTTTGTAGAGGCTAATAAACCTAAAGAACAGGGGGAAGCCCCAGCCCAAGTGGCAAATCCTTAACTTGGGATGAGATGAGGTCGGAAGCCTTTGGCCAGATTGGTCTGCTTCCGGTGGAATTTTATGGTTTGGAGGTCGAGGAGTACCTGCTTTTGAGAAAAGGGTATGTCGAAAAGGTAAAGAATGAGTCTGTCTTGTTAAGGTTTCAGACAGCCTTAATATGCGAGGCTCTGATAGGTAAAGGGAATGGGGCTAGGTTTGTCATGGATAGCTGGCAGCTTGAATCTAAAGTAGATTTAGATAGAGACCAGGTCAGGACACTACTAAAAGCCAAAAGAGAAAAGGAAGCTCTAAAAAGGCTAAAAACGAAGCAGAATGGCTGATTTACAAGTAAGGGTGGCGGCTGATGTGGCATCTGCGATTTCGGCCTTACAAAAGCTAGAGAAAGAGCTTGATAGAGCTAAGTTAGGTGCTGAGGAGACTGCTAGGAGTACGGATAATGCTTCTAAAGCTCTTAGTAGATTGCCTAATGTTACAGGGCAAGCCACATCTACCTTAACGAACTTTAGCCGAGTGGTGCAAGATGCGCCATTTGGCCTTATTGGTATAGCCAATAACATTGACCCCTTAATTACATCATTCCAACAACTCAAAGCCACTACTGGAACTACCGGAGGGGCTTTTAAGGCTTTAGTGGGCCAGTTGGCTGGTCCTGCTGGTATTGCTTTAGCTATCTCTACCGTTACATCTTTACTGATTACATTTGGGGATAGATTATTTACTACAAGTAAGACAACACAAAAGGTTGCCTCAGATGCTGATAAACTTAAAGACTCAATAAACGGCATATTTGCCGAAACAGCAAAAGAGGCCACAGCAGTCAATGGCTTTCTTGGTATTCTCCGTAACGAAACAGAGACCAGAGAGAGAAAGTTAGCTGCGATAAAGGAATTACAGCAAATTCAGCCGCAGATATTTTCTGGGTTGAAGTTAGAGGGTGAGGCTGTGGTAGGCTTAGATAATGCCTATAAAAACTATTTAGAAAACCTAAAGACTGTAATTGCTGTCAAAATAAAGCAGGCTCAATTAGAGCAGCTTATTGAAAAGCAGCTTAAATTACAAGGGGTTACTTTAACAGCTAATGAAAAGACATTAGTTGATGGTACAAAGAGGTTTCAAGAGTTACTATCTAATGACCCTAGGTTACAAGGTACTGATGCCTCGAGAATAAAGCAGTACTACACAGATCAAGAGAACCAAAGCAAAAAGACTTTATCTGCTTTACAAAGGGATATCTCACAATTACAGAGTGAGATAACTCAGTTAAGTACAGGCATACAAACGAAGCCTATAACTACAAAGATTGATAAAGCAGATGTTGAGATAAAATCGTTCAAAATAGTTGCTTTACCAAGTTTATTAGATGAGCTTGATAAGGCAATCGAAAATATAAAAGCACAGCCAAGAGTTGTCAATATACCTGTTGAGCCACGAATCAAAACAGTAGCCATTGACCAAGAACTAAATAGATTTGTTGAAACTGTCAATCAGGCTTTTGCAAATTTACAGATTGAAAGTTTTGCCTCAGTAGGCGAGGCACTTGGCAATATATTGGGTGGTGGAGATATTAGAAGCGCATTCCAATCATTTGGTGAGGTCATTGCTGGTGGCTTACAAGCCATCGGCCGACAATTAATAGCTATTTCTGGTTTAGCCAAATTGACCAGAGAAGCATTAGCATCATTATTTACAAACCCCGGTCTAGCTTTAGCGGCTGGTATCGGATTGATAGCAGCGGGGGCAGCCTTGCGAGCTTCGATACAAGGTGGGCTACAAGCAAGGGCTTTGGGAGGTCCGGTAAGTGGCGGTCAGCCTTACTTAGTAGGAGAAAGAGGACCAGAGCTTTTTGTGCCATCAGTAAGCGGGGGAATAGTGCCAAATAACTCTGTGGGATCGTTTATGAGTGGCGGTAGAATGAATGGCGGCAATGGAAGTACAACCTTAAGAGGACAAGATATTATTTTGGCTTATGCCAGAACACAAAGAAGTCAACTCAGAGTAAATGGCTAATTTTTACAAAGGTAGTTTTGTCAATACGCAAGTAGATTATTTGGACAATAGCCCGAATGAGCAGACTATTCATGTAAAGATTACAAACACAGCCGAGAATGATTTGTCTGAGGTAGAACTAGAAACAGCAGATGCCCCAGTAGTTTTACAGACTGTTGACAACTCAGAAGATAAGTTTACCCCTATAAAAAGTAAAAGTTGCAGACTAAGGGTTTTTACTAATGATGTAGTAAATGCCATGACTTTTGCTGGGGGTGGAGATCAGCAATATAAAGTAGAGATTGCGGTAGGCACTGAATCAGACATCATATTTTCTGGATGGTTGTCTATCTCTGACTTAGGGCAGACCTTTCAGCCTGACCCTAATGTGTTAGAGTTGATAGCTACCGATGGCATTGCTTTTCTTAGAGATATTGAGCTTTCTGATAATGAGGGTAGATATTTAACTGGTCCTCATCAGCTCATCAAATATATTGCTTGGTCTTTACAAAAGACTGGCTTAGAGTTAGAGATTTGGATAGAAATGAATCTGTTAGAGGTGTCGGCTACTTATGATGACCCAGCAGACCATTTTTACAATATGCTTTATTTGAATGCTCAAACCTTTGAAACGAGCATCGGAGAGTCAGAGAATTGCTTTACTGTATTAGAGAAAATATTTAAGGAGTTTTGTGATTTAAGCCAGCAAAAGAATGCTTGGTTTATCCGTTCTACTGATGAGGCTGGCTATGCCATCAAGAGACTTTGTAAGTTCACTTATGATGGCGAGCCTATTGGCTATTCTGCTCCATTTCTGGTCAAAGATATTGGAGCCAGCTATGATATAGCCTTTATGAACGATGATGCAAGGTTAAGCCTCCAAAGGCCTTATAAAGCGGTCAAGCATCAGTTTGATTACAACTACCCAGCCGAAATAGTACAGAATATTGATTTTGAAAGGGGTACGGAGACAAGTGCTCCCGATCCTACTGCTCCCACATCTACCGGGGTTTATCGGCCTGAAGGGTGGACCTTAGCCAGAGTTAGTGATGGTACTGGAGGTGTTTGGTTAGACCTTTACCAGCAAGCCGGAGCCAGAGGAGAATTGATTAAGGAGTTTGTGTATGGTTATGAGAAAGAGAGATATTTTGTAGTGGAGCATGAGGATGTGCCTGGCACAGACTATTTTCATTATCTAAAGTCCACTCCTTTCTATGTTCAAAAAGGAGATAAATTGCAAATCTCTGTCGATGTAGGTCAAGATGTAAACTTAGGATTTATCAACCCACTTCATGTTTGGTTAGAGGGAGACACTAATTATTATACTTGGCATTATGATAATACTGGTCCAACTCTGATAAATGAATGGGTTAGTAAGCCAAAGCCATTGACTGCTTCCATAGCGGATAACCCTTATAGTGCTTTATGGAGAGCTAGTATGGATGGTGCTCTTGATCCTACCGATGAGCTACCAAAATATACTAATCTCAGCAGTGAGATAGAGATTCCGGTAGATGGCCGCATTTGGGTTAGGTTGTCTGTTAATGGCAACATTACTGCTCCAATATATTTTAACAATCTTAGCATAAACCTAACTCCCAGAGTAAATGGGTCTTATGCAAAGTATAAAGGTCAAGAACATACCTCTGAGCAGCAAGTAGATAACATGGCTGTCAGAGAGGAGACTGTTTTTGTGTCTGATGCCCCAAGGATTGAAATGAAAGGGGCCTTATTATTGACAGAACTCGGAGAGACTTTATACAATGGTAATGCTGTTTTTGCCGCTGGCAATGGAGTTAATTTAGATGGTTTTTACACCCCATTCTTTAACATTAACGACTATATTGAGATAAGCAATACCAGCCTAAACAACGGCAAGTATCGCATTGTTGCAGTAGAATACTCTCTTATTCCTGATAAGACCATCTTAACCTTTGCAGAGCCTACACAAAGCGAGTCTGTTGGTGGTGCTTTGATAAAGGCTTACGACTATTTGCTATCTGGCAACTTTTACGATTCAATAGAGTTCCAAGGTAGCCCTCCCCAAGAGGATCAGTTACCTTATGGTCAACATCAGAATCAAGCGGTTTGGAATCAATACAATCGGGTCTTTACTGCCTTTGAGGCAACCTGTG